CCATCATGGGTAGACCATTAACTGTATTTGGAACAGATAAACAAGTAAGAGATATCCTTTATGCAAGTGATGTATCAAGAGCCTTTGAAATGTGGTATTATTGGGGTAAATCAAAGATATATAATATTGGTGGTGGAATGGAAAACTCAATTAGCATTAATGAATGTTTAAGAGAATTAAGAAAGATTACTAAGAAAAAACAAACAATCAAAAAACTCCCAAAAAGGAAAGGAGATTTATGGTATTTCGTTTGTGATTACAAAACAGCTTATAAAGACTTTGGATGGAAGCCATTGGTTTCTCCAAAAGAAGGGTTGAAACGTATTTGCAAATGGATTAAAAAAAATAAAAAAATAATGTAAAATGGAACCACACATACACATCATGCCAAGAGTAACAGGAATAATTCCTGCTGCTGGAAGAGGTAGTAGATTGGGAGGAGTAGAAAAATCCCTTTTAGAAGTAAGAGGAAGACCATTAATACATCATGCAATGGATTCTATTTTCTTCATAGTGGATGGATATATCATTATCCACAATGGGGAAATACCAGATGTTATTGGTCCTGTGTTTAAAGGAAAACCTGTTGAATATGTTAGACAAGAAGAACTAAAAGGTATTGCAGATGCAATTTTAAGAGCAGAAAAGAAAGTACAAACAGGAGCAGTAGCTGTAGTTTTAGGAGATGTTTATTATGATGGTAAAGATATAGAATATATGAAGGGAGCACTATTAGAACCAAAGATACCTCATGAATATGATGCTTTAGTGGGCATGGCATTAGCTAAATCTCCACAGGAAATCATGGGGAGCTATGGGGTAGACAAAGAAGGAAGGTTTGTTGAGAAACCAACACTTGAAGAAGTTAAGGGACTTAAAAAGTTGGTTGGATTAGGATTATATCTTGCCAAATCATTACCATTTTTTGCAGCATTAAAAAAGACACCAGCTGGAAAGAATGGAGAGATTCAAATAACAGATACACTAAATTATATGAGAACAGGAGAGTTTTTCCTACATGGAGAGTATGTAAATGTCAATACTCCTGAAGATTTGGAGAAATTAAAATGAAAAAAGAATTTAATTTAAGTGAGAAAATAAGAACAATTAACAATATAAAATGAAAACAAAAGAAGAAATAAAAAAAAGAATTGAACTTTTAGAGATGTTAATGGGAGATGGAGAAATTTCAGAAGAGGTAATAATGAGTACAAAACAAAAAGCAAAGATAAGAATAAAAATTAATGTGCTTAATTGGGTATTAGATAATTATGCCTTAGATAAAAAAGGAGATAAATTAAAATGAAAATATTATGGAAAGGAAATATATTTAATCCGACAGGAATCGCCACAGCAAATAGAGAGACTGTGAAGGCCTTACTTAAACGTGGCCATAAAATACAGGTTGCAGATATCTGGCATTCTGGATTTGATTTTAATAAAAATCTTCATGATTTAAATAAAGCAATAGATGTAAATAAAGAAGATACTACAACCATCTTTGCAGATTATCCCCAACATTGGAGAGAAGGAGTAGGAAAATTAATTGGTTGTTTTGTGCATGAGGGAACAAAACTACATCCTGGTTGGGCAGAAAGATTGAATATAGCCGAGAAGAACATTGTACCATCAAAGGCAACTAAAAACCTATTTAAATGGAATGGTGTAGAAACACCTATTGAAGTTGTACCATATGGAGTTAATCCAGACCTATATAAACCAGGTACAAAGAAAGATGCTAATGATGAGTTTATTTTTTTAAGTGTTAATTCTTGGACTCTACAACCAAATGATAGAAAAGGTATTGCCTTAACAATTAAAGCATTTGATGAAGAGTTTAAGGATGAACAAGATGTTAAGTTATTATTAAAAGTTTCAACATTCTGGAGAAAGATAGAATTAGCTGACACAGTGGCTGCTATCAGAGAAATATTGGGACATGATAACCCAAATATCTTAGTTAATGTAGAATATTTGCCAGAAGAAAAGATAGCTACCTTTTATAAAAATTCTGATTGTTTTGTTATGCCTACTCGTGGTGAATCCTTTGGCTTAACAGCTATAAATGCTATGGCTTGTGGATTACCAATTATCATTACAAAAGACCCAAATTCAGGACATATGGATTTTTGTAGGGGTAAGGATAGTGTATTGTGGATTGATGCTCCTAAGATGGAACAAGCAGACCCACAATTCTTTGCTAAAGGAAATATGCAACCAGTACCAGACTTAGATTGTTTAAAGAAACAAATGAGATATGCCTTTGAGAATAGAAAGGAAATGAAAGAGAAAGCATTAGAAGTTTCTAAAGATATCAGAGAAAACTGGACATGGGATAAAACAGCTGAAAAATTTGAAGAGGCAATCAAATGAAAAAGAAGATATTATGCTACAACGACAACCCAAAGATGAGTTCAGGATGTGCTCAAATATGGGACAACCTATTACCAAGACTTGTTAACGCAACAAAAGACAATTACACTATTTATGTTGTAGGATGGCAGAACCATAATAGGCCACATGAAACAAAAGAAGGATATATCATGTTACCTTGTGACCCACGTACACCATACTCATACCACAATGCTCTTGCAAATATAATGACATATAAACCTGCTTTCTTTATTACCACAGCTGATATTGGTACCCAAATGGGATTCCAAGAGGCCGTTAAAAAAGCTAAACAAGATGGATGGACAGGAAAATGGATTGCTTATTCTTATATAGATACTCATGAATGGGAAATGCTACTATGGGATAAAATACTTTCTTATCCAGATATTAATTTAGTAATGGCTGACCATGGTGTCAATATGTTTAAATTACATAAGGTTCCAAATATGGAATGTATTAAAGCAGGAGTTGATACAAACATTTATAAACCTTTACCTAACAAAGAAGAATTAAGAATAAAATATAAGCTTAATGGAAAATTAGTTTTTGGGTTTGTTGGAAGAAACCAAAGAAGGAAATGTATTCCCCAATTACTTAAAGCATTTTCTAAATTCTCAAAAGGAAAGCCAGATGTATGTTTATTAATTCATTCAGAAGAGAATGCTAAGACAGGATGGGATATGAATTGTCTTTTATCTAAATATGAACTTAATGACCCAGAACTTAGGAAGAAAGCAAAGCTAACTAAAACACATTTTAGTAATCAGATTAGACAATTAATTCAACCAAAACAGATGAATGAGATTTATAATTTATTTGATTATGAATGCCATGCAGTAGGAGGAGAAGGATTTGGATTACCTTGTATTGAAGCACAAGCAGCAGGGGTTCCATTAATCATGACAGATTATTCAACAGGTAGAGAAATGACAGATGATGGTAAGATTGGTTTTTTAGTTCCTCTTCTTAAAGACAAATATGATAGAGACGTTTTGGAAGTTGGACCTAATGGCATTGAAAATGCAATTCCAGATGATGAAGAATTAGCTAAGATATTTGAACAAAGATATAATGATTGGAAAAATGGAGGAGAGGATTTAAAAGAAAGAAGTAAAAAATGCAGAGCTTTCGCAGAGACTTATGATTGGGATTTAAGAATCCCAGAATGGATTAAGCTATTTGAAAAGCATTCAGATTAAAAATGAAAAATGAGAACTATTTCAGACATATTAACAGGCACACCATACAAGCCAACCCAAATAGAAAACTTTCTTGCAGAATGCTATCTTGATTTCTTATTTTTTGCTCAACATGTTCTTGGATTTGAAATAGCTGAATACCACAAAGAGTGGTTTGAGCTTGCAGAGAATTTTAGGAGAGTAACGGTTATGGCTTATAGAGGTTCAGGAAAAACCCACTTCTTTGCAGGATATTATGTATGGAAAGCTATATTTTCTCCTAAAGAATTAAACTTCCTTATCATTTCATTTAATTTTGAGCAATCAAAACTTGTTCTTAAGATAATTAGAAGGATGATAGCAGATAATGAATTATTGAGAAACTTTATACCAACAGGTAAGGAATTAACTTGGAAAGCAACAGAACTTTCTTTAAAGAGTGGCTCAACCTTTTATTGTAAGACCTATGGTGAAGGAGTTAGAGGATTAAGAATAGATTATTTAATGTGTGATGAAGCTGGGAAGTATGAAGATAAATCAATTTATTGGACAGCCATTACCCCAGTTGTTCAGTTAAACAGAGGAAGGATTGTGGTAATTGGCACACCCCAGAGTTCTGTAGATTTGTTAAATGAATTAAGGGATAATGATGAATATTTATTTAAAGAGTATCCAGTGGAAAGAGATGGGAAACCACTATGGCCACACAAATACACTTGTGAGAGATTTGATAAATTAGGTAAAAGAAGTATCCACAATATTAGAAAAGAGATGGGAGAGCTTAACTTCCAACAAGAATATATGCTTGTTCCTATTAGTTCTGCAAACTCTTTATTCCCTTATGAGATTACTATGAAATGTATTCTTAATGAAGAGAAGTTCATGCCTTATGGCAAAATAAATGAAAAATATTATATTGGTTATGACTACGCTCTTTCACCAACAGGAGATTGGGTAGTCATGACAGTTATATCTGCTAATGCTGATATGAAGCAATTAGTTCATGCTTTAAGATTTAGAGGAAGCTCAGAACAACAGAAAGCACAACTAAGACATTTAATAGATAAATTTAAACCAATAAAGGTTTGTGTAGATGCTACTGGACTTGGAGAAGAACAAGCAATACAACTACAAAAAGAGTTTACCAATATTGAGGCAGTCAAGATGACATATGATGAAAAGATGAAGATGCTATTAGATTTAAGACAAGAATTCTTTAAAGGAAATATGGCATTACCAAATAGCAAGAAAGATAATAGAACATATGCATTTACACAACAATTATTAAAGGAATGTAATGACTTTACTTTACAAACTGATATGAGAGCAGGAGCTACAGTAAGACCAAAGTTTCATTCTGGGAAATATGATGATTGTGTTATTTCATTAGCCTTAGCTAATAAAGCATCCCTAAATGAATATGGAACAATTTCTATCTCCTCTTTTGAGAATTGAAAATATTAATGGTGATATATCCTTGGCTTATATTCAATGTAGACATCTTGATTAAGATTGTTCTATAAAATTCCTCAATCAATTTTGATTTGTTAATGTTGTGTTTTTTAGCAAACTCTGCAAATTCTTTTTTAATTGTACTGTCGATAATAACTGTTTCCATCTTCCGATTAGCCAAATCCCATTTACCTTCAGGGTTGTTTTTTGTTGGTTTTGCTTTTATGATTACCATTTTGACTTTATTTAAAGTACAGCAAAGTATTTAAATATTTGGTTATTTTATTTAATTAATGGCAAAAAAAGCCAAAAAATCTCAAAATATTGCGAAATCTGCTTCAATACGAGCATTGGACGAGTCTTACAAACCAGGGGTAGATAGGTTTGGAAAAGATAAAACTCTATTCTCTCCAACCCCAGGAGTCAATGTAGACACACTTTATAACACAGTTAAGAGTTGTCCAGAAGTAGTAGCTTGTATTAGTGCTATTGTTGAAGACATCATGGCAGATGGTTGGAGATTTGAAAGTTTAGTAAAGAAAGGTAAAAGTAAAGATGCAATAAAAAAAGCAACAGTATTTCAACTTAAAGCTAAATTATTCACAGTTCTTACAAATGCCTTGTGGGATTTATTCATAAGTGGAGATGGTTATATATTAAAATTATCTATTAGTGAGGAAAGGATAAAATCTATTATTGATAAGTTAACCATGAAAATGGCAAAGTCCTTGAATGTAGAAGTTAATAAAGAAGAGATGTATGAGATAGTTAACCAAGAAGTTTCAGCAGAAAACATTAAAGATTTGCAATTAATAAAAAGTTCTACTGTAAAAATTAATTATGATGATACTGGTAAGATTCTAAGTTATGACCAAGATGTAAATGGGAAGCACAGAGTCTATAAACCAAATGATATAATCCATTTAACTTTAATGAATATCGGTGGAGAACCATATGGATTCACACCATTAGAAGCATTATTAAATGATATAGCAACATTAATCTTTGCTAAAGAATATGCAGGAAAATACTTTGAGAATGATGGAATACCAACCTTTATGTTTAAGATGCCAAAAGAGCATCCTAATTCTCCTAACTATGAAAAGTTAAGAACAGAATTAAGAGAATTAAGAAAGCAAACCAACAAATGGAAATCATTAGTTCTTACTGGTGAAGTAGAGTATTCAGAGATACAGAAGTTTAATAAAGATATGGAGTTTGCAAAATTAATCTCCCACTTTACCCAAATAATCTTAATGGCTTTTGGTGTTCCTGCACATAGAGTCAATTTAACTATTGACGTTCGTCAAATAGGTGGTGCAGTAAATAGAGCCTATGAGGGATATTATAAAAAAATTAACTTTACTCAAAAAGTAATTCAAGAAACATTGAATAGAGATTTATGGTCACACTTCAAAGTAAAGATGAAGTTTAAAGAGACTTATAAGATTGATGAATTAAGAGAAGCACAAATTGTACAAATATTAGCACAGATAGGTTCTCACACAATAGAAGAATTAAGAGAGAAGATGGGCGATGAGCCAGAACTTCCAAAAGGAGTAACCCCCAATAAAACAGCACCAACAGTAGGTAATGTTGAAACAGACCCAAACCAAGTTAGAAGCAGGAGAGACCCAAACAAAATAGAACCAAATCAAGATAACCAAACTAAAGCAGAACATAAACAAAACTTTGAAACAGAGAAATTAAAACTAAGAGACCAAAAAGAATTTAAACAATTAAAGTCTGTAAATGATGATGGTATTATTGTCAACTGGCCAGATTTCCAAAGGATTGTTGAAAGTAAAGTTGGGTTTGGAAAATTTCAAAATGCTAATGTTCTTTACATAGAAATCAATGACGATATTGTATTATTCTTCAACGATGGAAATTGGAAATATAAAACTAAGATTGATAAAACAAGAATTAAGGATGTTACTGGTTACGAAACTGTAGAAAAGTTTAAAGTTGAACGGTTGACTAACGCAATTAAAATATTCATGTAAATTTAATGGAGGAAAAACAAAAATGGCAAAATGGTGTGATGAAGGAGAAACAGCAGTAGGAGAAGTTTTCCTTACTGGTGCAGCTGGTGTAGATAAATACTTAGCATTATTCACCAACTCATCAGAGCCAGCAGAGACAGCCTCTATCTCAAGTCTTGAAGAAGTAACAGGTAGTGGGTATGCGAGAATTCAATTAGGAGATGCTGATTGGACAGAACAAGCAACCAAGGGAGAATTCCAAAACACCCAAAAGACCTTTTCAGCTACTGGAGACTGGGGAGATGTAACTGGTTATGCTATATGTACTGTAGAAACTGGTACAGCAGGTTCTTTATTGGCTGTAGAAACCTTTTCAGATGGGCCTTATACTGTGAACAACGGTTGGAGTGTAAAGATAACGCCTACAGTAACTATTGCTTAAGTTCTGAAAATTCTTTCATTCAGACTTTTGCTTAGTTATTAAAATGGCACAGAGATACGAATACTCTTCCGAGACTGGTTCAAATATGAACCTTTATGGTTCTATTTGGAAAGCCCAAACATTTACAGTAGGAACAACTGGGAGTAACGAAACCTTTAAAGTTACACATATAAAACTTAAATTTGATGGAGAGGCTTCTCCAGGTGAAGTTACTGTTGGAATCCGTGCAGTAGATGGAGAAGGCAAACCAGATGGTGATGACTTGGCTGTGGGTTATATTGATGGAAATTCTTTACCAAAATCTGGATATGAAACAATAGTTATTGGATTAAACAAGCCTTGCATTCTTAATGCAAATACCCAATATGCTATAGTTGTGAGGGCTGTAGATGGAGACTCTGACAATGAAATTTGGTGGACTTATAATGATTCTAACCCCTACTCTGGGGGGCAGTATTGGACGAGTGATGACTCTGGAGAATCTTGGACAAATGAAGGAGCAGGAGATTGGGATTTTTTCTTTGAAGTTTGGGGATTTAAGACAAGTAAAACAGAATATTACACAGAGAATGATGATAATTATGATACGATAGAAAATGACCATCCTACCTTCCAAACCTTTACGATTGGAAACATTGGCGCAAACCAATCCCAATCCATTAATGAAGTTAATTTAAAATTATCTAAAGCAAATTCTCCTGAAACTATTCGTTTAATTGTTAAAAGCGCTTCTTCAAATATACCTACTGGAAGCAATTTAGGTTATTGGGACTTTAGTGCTGATGATATTCCTACAGGTTCTGCTGAATGGGTTAAATTTAATTTATCTCCTCCATTACAACTTTCAGCATCATCCACATATGCATTAATAGTTAGTTCTTCTGCAGAGTCCCCAGATTCTTTTGTTTGGAGAGGAGATTTTACTTCTCCCACATATGCTGGTGGAAACGCAGGATATTCTAATGATACAGGCTCTACATGGGAAACATATTCAGCAGACTTTATGTTTGAAGTATGGGCTGGTCAAGAAGAACAAGGCGAACATTTAGATTGGAATATTCCTGAAGAAACTCCCATATCTATTTCTGGTTCAAATTATTATGCACAAACATTTACAGTGGGTTCTGTTGGCCAAAACAAGAAGATATTTATAAATAGAATAAGAGTTCCTTTTTGGCCAAGTAGTTCTGCAGACCCTTATCCAGATATGGTCTATAGTATAAGAGCAATAGATACTTCTTCTGGTTTACCAACAGGTTCTGATTTAGTTACTGGTAGAATTTTTCCAAACCATTTTTCTGAATATGCCTGGAAGGATGTTTTTATTGATAATTATGCCTTAGAAACATCAACTCCTTATGCATTAATTTTTAGTCAACCAGAAGCCACTGGAGATTCTTTAGTTTATTGGGCCACAGAGGATGCAACAAGTAGTTATACTGGCGGAGCCATAGCAGAAAGTACAGACAGTGGAAGTAGTTGGAGTTTAATCAGAGAAGGAGAAGATGCTTATTTTGATATATGGGGTTTGCCAGGAGACTTTTCATATTCAGGTTCCTCAAGTTTTACCCTTACCCCAAATGTTTCTCTTTCATTAGAGAAAAGCTACAACGGAGTTAATTCAATTAACTTTGCTCCTTCTATTGATGTGGATTTGGAAAAAGAGTATAGTGGAGATGTCCCAATAAGTTTAACTCCATCTTATGAAACTTCTCTTTTAGTTAGTTATAGTGGGGAAGTCACTTTAACCTTAACTCCAAGTAATGAAACTACCTTCGGATTAGAATATGATGGAGCAGTATCTTTAACTCTAACTCCCTCCCATTCAACATCTATTGAGATGACTTATGAAGGAACAAATGACTTAACACTCCTTCCAAGCCATACTTCTGAATTAGTAACAGAATACTCAGGAAACCTTCCTTTAACATTAACTTCCTCTTATGAGACCACTCTTACTGTTTCAATAGATGGTGATATTAATTTAACATTAACACCAAGTATTGAAGAGGTTGTTGATTGGATATACTCTGGTACAAACACTGTATCTTTAACCCCCGCAAGTTATTATTATTTGGCATTTAATAATTATGATTATCCTGGAGAGGTAGCAATAAATATCACTCCAAGCAGTACAAGAATAATAGAAAGAGAGTATGCTGGTTCAATAAGTGTTACAATCACTCCTTCCTATACTAAGGTTGTTGAAAAAGAATATAGCGGAGCAATCTCATTAACCCTCACACCATCAAATGAATTAATAGCAGATGTCGTAATAAACATTACAAACACTGTGACTTTATTACCTACTTCTTCATATTCTTTGATTTCTGTAGATAGAGAGTACACAGGGGTGCAGACCATAAATATCACACCATCATCTGTCAGAGAAGTTTATCGTACTATTGGTAGAAGAACAAGCAGACCACAGCCTGCACCCTTCTCAAATATCAACATTAAGCGTACTTTGGGTTGGTTAAAGAGAAAATAACTTTAAATAAAGTACCAAACAAGGTATTTAAATAAAGTTTACTTATACAAATTGAGGATTAGATAGAATGCCAAAAAAATTAGACGAAATACACGATGCAGTAGTACGTGAATTAAAGGGAAAAATAAACCCACGAACTAAAAAGCCATACACTGAAGATGAGATGTGGGCAATAGCAAGAGCACAATATGAAAAGGAAAAGTCTAATGAATTATTCTTTTTTAAAGCAAGCATTACAAAGATATGGGAAGAACCTGCAGAAATATTAAAAGCTACAGGACACACTGAAAAAGGTTCCCACACATTTATTGAGGCAACTGTTTCAGGGTTAAAAGAAGATAGAGATAATGAGATGATGTCTCAAGAGGCAGTAGACCATATGGTTATGCAATTTAAATCAGGTAAGATACCTTTCTTTCCAGACCATGGATTTCATGAACAATCAGGTCAAAAAAACGTTTACAGCTGGAAACAGATGATGGGTTTCTGGATAGATGCGCACCAAGATGGGGACAGCTTGAAAGCAGTTTGCAGATTAAATAAGGCACACCCAGACTTTTCCCTATTTAAATCATACATAGAAGAGGGTTGCCCAATAGGATTTAGTATTGGCGGTAAGCCAGTTGAATCCCCTAAAGAAGTGGAGATAGAAGAAAAATGAAAAGAAAAGTAAGAGTTTATGGATTAATTAATTTGTACGAAACAAGTGCAGTAGGATTACCAGCCTATCCAGATGCCCACTTCAGTTCATCACTTTCGCTCACCAAATCTCTTTCTAAATTCTTAGGAAGAGACGATGAGATAATTAAATCAAAGGAGGATAAAAACCAAATGACAGAGAAAGATTTGGAAGCTCCCAAACCTGAAGAAACTAAACCTGAAGAAGAGAAACCAGAAGTAACAGAAGAAAAGGCTGAAGAAACACCTGAAGAAAAGCCAGAGGAAAAACCTGAAGAACCTCAACCTGAGGAAAAAACTGAAGAGGAAGCCCCTGAAAAGAAACAGGATGTAAATGAATTAATTGCAAAAGCAGTTAAAGAAACAGTCAAGGAAACAATAAAAGAAATGGAAGCAGAAAGAGGATTAGTTGAAAAAGGAAAGGAAGTTACCGAAAAATCTCTTGGTGAACTCACTCTTGAAATGTTTAGGAGGGACACAGAAAGATAAGATGCCATCAATTACAAAAGCCTTGAACGAAACAACTGACAGCCAAGGTGGTTATACTGTTCCAGAAATTTGGAGCACACAACTACTTAAGCTGATTCAAAATAAGACCGTTGTAATGAACGACTTGGATGTAAGACAGATGACTTCTGACATTATGTATATCCCTAAAGTAACATCTGGAACAACAGCATATTGGGTTCCTGAAGTAGGAACAATAACATCTTCTCAAGCTGGATTTGGGCAAATAACCCTATCAGCAAAGAAGGTTGCAGCTTTAACATATGCTTCTTCAGAAGTACTTGAGGATAATAATGTCGACTTAGCAAATCATCTTGTTGAGCAAATGGCAGAAGACCTTGCTGTCAAAATTGACTTTACCACCTATATGGGTTCTTGTGATACCGCAAGTAACACTGGTGCAGCCGACCCATTCTATGGATTGTTGCACACAGCAAGTTATGTTAATGCAGTTGATGCTGAAGGTAACGCAGAACAAACAGGTGCATGGGGAACAGGTTCATCTTTAACAGGTGCAAACATTACACTAAAAGGTGTAAATGCAGCAGTTATAGAAGTCCTAAAGGACAAACATCAACAACCTGATGTAAGTTACTTCAACCCAAGAACTATCGGTTCAATTATGCAATTAACTGATAGTACAACAAGACCAGTTTTGAACAACGAGACTTTTGGAAGTCCATTGATTGCTGAAGGAGTTGTTGGAAGACTTTATGGTACAAAAGCTAAGCACAGCACACAAGTACCAATAAATCTTATCTACGGTACAACTTCTGCATTGTCTGCATGTTCTGACGCATTTGTCGGTAGAAGTAAAGCTTTCGCTATTCTTGGAAATAGAAGAAACTTTAAGTGGAAAACTGACTATGTAATTGCCACAGACCAATATGCATGGCAAACAACAGCAAGAATGGGATTTGCAACCAAGTATCCAGAAGCTTACTGTTTAATCAGAGCTATCTTGAATTAAAGTTTATTACTTTTTTTTTATTTTTTTATTTTTTTTAAATTCGAGTAGTTGGACTTCCGAAGGAAGAGGAAACATGACATACAGCACAACACAAGAAGTACTGAAGTACCTGGGAACTTATAACTTAGTAAGAAACGAAGTTTTAGGAACAGGAAATGGTAGTTTAAGTAGTTGGACTGCTTCACAATCTAATTTAGTTTCAGGAAGTGTAACACTCTATACCAACAGTACAGAATTTACTGGTTCTTATACTGTTGATTATGATAATGGAATTGTTCAGTATACTGCAGGAGCAGGAGTAACTTTATCTGCAGATTATGATTATTCTGACTTTCCAGATAGCGTAGTTATTGCTATGATTAGTTCTTCTGATAGTTTAATTGAAGAAAGAACAGGAAGAAAGTTTACAGCCGAGACAGGCAACACAGATTATATTTCATTAGAACCAAACCAATCAGCATTCTTTGTTAGAAATTATCCCATTTTAACTTTAAGTTCTGTAGCATCAAGAACAACTGGAAATGCTTTTGAAACATTAACAGAGGGATATGAAGAAGATTATACTGCTACAGATTATGACTTATCTATTGGAAGAATTCGATTAAATGCAAATGTAGGATATGGAGAAGATAGGGTTAGAGTAATATATGACTATGGGTATAACACT